CTTGGACCCGAAGTTGGCTGAGGCAGTCGAGACCAGATACAAGATGCAGGCAGCCTTTCAGATGCCAGTTGAAGTTGGTGACGCGACCTTCATGCAGAAGGCCGCACGTCGTCAACCGCAGAGGGCGATCCCTTCGGATAATCTTGCCTATCTTTACGACGGGCCATCCATAGGGTATCTGAGGGCTCCAGTTGCGAATTCAACTCTGAGTAGAGCGACTCAACTTCACCAGGAGAGACTTGGCCAACGCAAGGTCTCTTTTGACGATGGCTTGGAGGCTCCGGCTCAAGATTCAAAGTCAGAGACCGATCCGCTCAAGAAGCACGTCGATGATCTGTATAATACTCTAGTCGACAAGGTTACGGAGAAACTCAAAGATCAACTCTCGAAGTCTGAGGCGGACAAGACAAAGTCCATCCTGGACGAGAATCAGTCCAATGAGTCGCTCATCAAGTCGGCACTGCAATATTCCGAGTGGCGTGACCGAGCTAGGTTGGTACTCGCTAATGTTCGTGACGTTCTTGTTGCCCGGTCGATTCTTGCAGGCATGATTTTCCACTCTATCGGAGGGTGGGAGGCTGTCCGTAAGGCCAACAGGTTTACCGGCCCCGAGATACTCGTTGTGGATCGTCTTATCAGCCGATTCCAGAAGAGAGCGTCAATGGCCGGTGAGGCTAGAGTTTATAGGACCGTGATCGCCGTAGGCGGAATGGCCCCATATCCAAATGTGAATCGGTTCCTCGAAGCATGTCGCAAAGTCATGGGTCGGGTACCAACGGACTCGGAGAGGGCCTTGCTGGTCGAGAAGAGCAAGCTGTTCTCGATGGGCCTCTGACGGAAGTTTTTATACCGCTCTCTATCCCAAGGAAAGGATCCTGCAATGCCCCGCGAGCGCACTACCTGGAACCGCGATGAGATCGCCAAGAAGGCGAATCATACCAAAAATGCGGACCCCTACCTGATGAATCAGGACCACGTCAAGGCCCAACCCTCTGCTGACAAGTATGTCATCGGGGACCCTTCTACCTTTGCTGAGGATCCACATCCATCGGCAGGTACCTGGGAGGCTGAGTACAGTGGGGACCAAGTCAAACGGAACGAAATCGGGATGCCCGAAATGCGTTCTGACACCTTCAACCACCCTGAGAAGACTGCCAGCAGTGAGGCTACTCTGCTTGCCAAGGCAGCCCTTGCTGTGAGTGTGGCTCGCGCCATGCTCCCTAAGACCGCCTCAGAGGGGTCTGTGGAAGCTCAGGCTGAGACTCTGATGCACCTCTCTGATATCCACCTTGCTGCGACCTACAAGCGTCTTGCAGCCGAGGACCAGGACGAAGAGGACCAGGGTCAGAAGCAGGCCCAGGACAAGGACGACAAGAAGGACGACAAGAAGGACGACAAGGGCGAGAAGTGGGATGGCAAGGGCCTCCCACCTTGGCTTGAGAAGAAGGCTCAGCAGGACCAGGGTCAACAGGACCAGGGTCAGCAAGAGCAGAAGCAGGCCCAGCAACAGGACCAGGGTCAACAGGACCAGGGTCAGCAGAAGCAAGGCCAACAGCAACAGCAGATTGCTCAACTGCAACAGATGCAGCAGCAAGTTGCCGCTATGCTGCAACAGGCACAACAGGGTCTCCAGGGCCAGGCCCCTCAGATGATCCAGGCTCAGCAGGACCAGGGTCAACAGGACCAGGGTCAGCAAGAGCAGAAGCAGGCCCAGGACCAGGCTCAGCAGGACCAGGCCCAGCAACAGGAGAAGCAAGCCAAGGCCATCTACTTCGCTATGAAGCAGGCGATGGCCGACGGTAAGGACCCTGTTCAGGCAGCGGCTCTTGCCGCCCAAGCTTGTATGGCTCCTGCCATGCAGCAACAGGGCCAGGCTCCTATGCAACAGGCCCAGGTTCAGCAACAGGCCCAGGTTCAGCAACAGGCCGATGCCCAGCTCATCGACCAAATGCTGTCTCAGCAAGACGACCCCTGCGTTTCTGACGTAGGTATCGAGATGGAAGCCCCCACCATGGATATGGGTGAGTTCTCCATGACGGCAGATGATGCTGTTCTCAAGCAGCTCTTCGCCACTCAAGAGTCTGAGGATGCTCAGCAAGCACAGAGCCAGCAGAAGCAGGCTCATGTGGTTCGCACAGCCTCGACCCGTACCGTTGGAACTCGCCCTACCCAGGGTGTGAGCCAGCTTGGTGGTCTCCCTTCGGCAGGTAATCGAGATGAAGTCTCGAACCTTTCTTCGATGTGGAGCACTGCACCTGATGTCAGGTCTACATTCGGTTCTTGAACCTTCTGTAGGCTAGCGACTCCTCAACCCGTTAAGGGTTGCATAGATGTAGATGAGAATGAGGGTACCCGCTTTCCACGCTAAGGAGAACACATGTCATTGCGCGGACAAAGCTCGGGTGACTTCAAGGAAACTTCTGGTCGAGTACAGCTCTTCCACGTCGTCACACGCAACAGCGTTGGCGCGTTGGCAGCAGATGCGTTCACCCAGGCGAATCCTACGGTCTACACGAGCACCAACGTCAAATCCACAACGCTTGCCAGCATCACGAAGGTCGGAGTATTGGGCGGTTCTGTCGCCTTTACCCGTCCCCAGGCTGGCAACAACATCACTGGCGGACCAGTGGTGACCTCGGGCCCCACCTTCCTTGCAGGAATTCGCCCCCTGGGCATTTTCTTGAATGACGCTGTGGGCAATGCATACGAGAACACGCCTGGCGTAGCCAGCGGTCGTGGACCGTATGTGAGTGGATCGGGCTCGTGCGTAGGGGTGACCCTGTACGAGACACAGCAACTTCAGGGCGGTTCCGCTGGAACAGCTTTGACCTACGCCGCTGGTGACTTGCTCTATGCAAGTGCCAACGGACTACTCACAAATCGCTCGGCAGACTCTTACGAGACTTTGCAGGGTGCAACGCCAACCATCATGGGTGTTGTGAAGGCGTCCCCTGACGCCAACACCCCCATGCTCGTGCTTGACCTTAGGGTCTGAAGGAAGGACGGCACATCATGGTTAGCAACGACATCAAGCAACAGATCATTTCTGAGTACATCAAGACAGCCGCTGGTCGAGCCAAGCTTGCTGCTTCGATGATTCAGCCCCTTCGTCTGCGTCGTGACTACACGGCTGTGGGTCGCAAGACCTTCGCAGTCGAGCAGCTTCCCGACGGAGCCTTGCCGATCTATGACAAGGACCCGGATGTCACAGCGTACGTGGTTGGTGAAGAGGGTGAAAACATCCTCGCGATCCAGAAGCCCCGTCGTGTGATCTTCCCCTTGTTCGAGATCGCCTCGAACCCTGAGATCCCCCTCACCCAGATCAAGGAGCGTCGTTTCGATCTCATCGAGCGTGCTCAGGACCTGGCGAAGGCTCAGATCCAGGCTGCGGAAGACGAGCGTGTGTTTGCGGTTCTTGACAGCATTGCTGTCTCGGGCTTCGATACCCTCGCTGGTCAGACGAACCCGGACATCAACGTGGTGGCCCCTGTTTCCCCGAGCGTCCTTGCGGATGCCTTCGCGGAAATCGAGCGTCACGACCTTCGTGTGGCCCGTATCTACATGAACGCAACCGACTACGCGGATATCCGCAAGTTCGGTCGCGACATCCTGGATATCGAGTCGCAGGCTGTGTTGCTCAAGACTGGTCTCCAAGCAACCCTCTGGGGCGCTCAGATCATCACGAGCCGCTTGGTACCCGCTGGCTTCATCTACGTGTGTGCTGAGCCGGAGAACTTCGGCAGGTTCCCTGTCCGTACAGAACTGACCGTTCTGTCGGCGGATGACCCCAAGGCCCGCACAATTGGCTTCAGTTGCTTTGAGAATATCGGCATCGGTGCCTTCAACCCACGCGGTCTCACCCGCTTGGTTGTCACCCGCGTCTGACCGTTTTCGTAACGAAGTCAACGACTTAGAAGGTCACTCGGGAAACTGAGTGACCTTCGGCTTTTAAGCTCGCAAAAAGCGCCACTTGCAGACTGTGAGCAGGTATCTCAAGGAGTACGGCATTCATCACCCACGGACAGTAGGTCGACCTCGCAGCACAGATTGAGTCGACAGGTACGCTTGTCCAAGGCCGCTCAGGAGAAATCCTAAGCGGCCTTTTGCTTTGGCGGTGTACCAAGCCTCCATGACTCTTCTAACCAAGATTGCGAAGGCGCTCCATGAGTTTGGGTCTGCTCAAGACCCGAGTGCTGTTACTAGGGTGTCTTTTGACTTGAGTTGCAGCCTATCGGACCTTGAGCTACCTAGCGAGCCTGGTTCAGAGGTACCCGAAACCTCTACTGAGTGGGTGCTCAAAGTCACTCTCTCAGGGATGGGTACCTCTAGTGTAGAGGTCGATTACAAGCCATGGCCTTTTGATCAAGCTTGGTCGGGGATTGGATCTTCTGAGCATGAGGCAGTTCTTAGTGTTTGGTACTCGATAGCATGCACTCTCCAGTACTACCTCGATGCTCAGAGCAAGAGCGTCTCCATAGTGTCGGAGACGCTCAGAGTAATGAATGAGGGCAAGTCTGGGGTGCCTGACTTTCAATTGCCCACGCAAGAGGAACCCTCGCTAGAGGGCTGATTTTCCATTTATACGGATCCCATGGTGTACAGGGCACAGATGCTTGGTACCAGAGATGGCACCCTCGTTACTGCCCCCGATGAAATTGGAAGGTATCAAAATGAACAAAACAGAAATGGTCAAGGAAATCTCGAAGCGCGTACCGGACCTCAACCGTACTCAGGTGCGTTTGGTGGTCGATGCTCTCAAAGAGGTGTCCGTCCGCGAGTTGAAGAAGAACAAGACCTTTTCTTTTCCTGGCATCGTCAAGATTGCCGTGGTGAAGACGCCTAAGCGTTCTGAGCGTAAGGGCCGCAACCCTCTTACGGGTGCGCAGATCACGATTGCGGCGAAGCCAGAGGGCAAGAAGCTCAAGGCTCGTTTCTTCCGCGCTCTGAAGGTCGAAGTTGGCCAGGTGCAGGCGATCAAGAAGAAGTGAACTGAGTACTTTCTCGGTACTTCTGACGAGGGTGGTGGCGCGAGGCCCCCACCCTCGTTCTGTTTAATCCACTTGTCATAGGCCCCCTATAGGAGGACAAGATGAATACAGAACAGATCAAATATGTACCCAACAAGTTCGAGAGTTTCACCTCAACCAGGAGTTTCGCTCTAGGTTCGACTGGGGTGAACATCCCTGAGGGGTCGGAGATCTTGTTCGATGGTACGACGGTTGCTTTTAATGAGGCTAGGTATACGATGCCTACGCTTCGTGGTGCGATTCGCCTTGGTTGGTTGACGCCCAGCTCTCAGTATGACCCGGACGCTTTGGCCCAAGTTCCGGTTTCGGCGAACATCGGAATCCGTCCTGCGGTGAATACCACACAGAGTAGTACTCAGCCTCCGTCAAAGAGCATGGCCGTTACGGTCCAGTCTGATGAGCGGGTTGTGATGACTCGGAGTGACCGGACGGCTTCGGTTATGCAGACGGCGGGTCAGCGGGCTCTGAGTACTGAGATTGAACCTCAGGACCCCCGGCCTGTCGCACGAGCCTTTAAGACCCCGACCAAGGCCACGACTGACCTCTCCCATGCAGGGGCAGCTATCTCCAAGGCGGAGTCGGTCAAGATTGAGCCTGGGCAGGGCCTTTCCGAGAATCAGTACCTCTCACGTCTTTCCCCCGAAGCCAGGGAGGAGTACCTCCTAACGAAGGAAGCGAAGAGGTCAGCTTATGTGCAACCAGTCAGCGATGTCCATCAGGTTGTAGGTAAGGTACATAAGGTATCTGGGACCACACAGACGGACGGTTTCACTACAACCCTCTCAGTGGGTGGCGGTGGTAGCACACAGATCACAGACTTGAGTGGGTTGGACAGTGGGAAAGTTGTCATGAGTCAAGTTTCGGCTGAGGGGATCTCTTTCCGCAATACCAACGGACCCAAGCGTGCTTTTGCAAGTCAGGTGGAGTCGAAACTTGCAGACGCTCCTAGTCAGGTGGGGAAACTTGTAGACGCTCCGAGTCAGGTACCCGTGGGCACTATGGATGCGCGCAGGATCGTGGCTAAAGCTTTGTGTTCGGACTTTCCTGGTGACTACGACTTCAATGAGCACTGGAAGCGTCGTTTGGCTCGAATCCAACTCAACTACTCGGATCGTTTGGACGTGGTTCGAGCTATTTTTGCTGCGGAAAGTGACGATTTCAAGAGGCTTGTCTTGGAGGAGTTCCCGGCTGCTTTTCAGTCTTGAGGTGCCCCCTATCCTGCTAGTCCTCTTGTGCTAACGGGTTAGTCAATGACACATCCAATCAGCGGGTCTGGTCCTGGCCACAAAGAGGGGTCGGCTCTCGTCTATTTGATGGAAGAGCTGACCGATGCTCGATTGCGATGTTCGCAGCTCAAAGGGTACATAGACCAGGCTACCCGTCTGATTATGGGCTCTACCCATAAAGCTCACATCCATGAGATTGCCGGGGACCTTCTTTACGGGATCCCTGACTCTCTATTTCGTCTCGACAAAGCTTTGGATGCGACGGCCTTGGCTGCGTCTCGTATCGACTATGAGGAGTTGAAGCAAGGACTTCGACCTGAGAAAGTCGTGGAGTTAGAGACTGCACTCAAGGATGTGCGTATCCGCCAATTTGACCGTCGGGCCCCTCAAGTAGCGCCTCAGGAGATGACCATGCGAAAACTAGCCACGGGAAGTGATGTTGCAACTGCGCTACGGCATGTCGCCAGCGTCATTGAAGACGAAGAACGACGTGGGGTAAGTCCTAGTGCGTCGAAGATTGCAGAGGCCCTTCAAGCCATTGCAGGGGCGGTTACGGCCTCTGCTGGGGACGATGCCCGTCGTAGCAGGTTTGAGGAGGGTAAGCCTGCGGACCCGACCAAGAACATGAGCCCTGAGGACGCCAAAGAGTGGAAGTCTCAGACCGAAGAGCACAAGGACGAGTTCAAGGCAGCGGCTACTCTAGCTCCCCCGCCCCCTCAAGGGGACGCTGTAGTTGGTGAGGGTCTCGACAAGATCTTGATCAGCACTCGTAAGGCCATGGCTGCCTACGCCTCAGGGAACACGAAGAAGGTGTTCTTTTCCCTTCTAGGGGTTGTGGATGGGCTTGGGATGGTCGGTCGAGCCTATGACCTTGAAGTAGGTTACTTGGTCCGTGTGTTCAAGACTTTCGCTACGATGTCAGGTGGCAAGCCAGCTCTAAGCTTCTCAGCGAGTGAGGAGATCAAAGAGGCTGCTTCTGGTGACCCTCGTTGGATTCATGCCAAGTACCCTGGCAAAGACGTGGATGGGGCAGCCTTCAAGAAGGGTGACCTCGTTCTCTATTGGCCCAGCACCAAGACGATCATGTCAGGTAAGAAAGCCGAAGATGCTTGGCGTAAGTTCGAGGTAGAGGTTGCGGACGAGGATGTCTACAACGGTGGGCACTACGCTTCAGATTACGACAAAGCCTTCAAGGAAGCAGCTCAAAACATCTTCACTCGGTTTGAGGAGGGTAAGCCTGCGGACCCGACCAAGAACATGTCTGAGGACGATGCCGCTACGTGGAAGGCGATGACAGAGGAGCATAAGGACAATTTCAAGGCCGCTTCCTCTTCTGATGCCGCAATCTTCATGCGTTTGCGTGAAGGCCAGCAAGTGAAGGTTGATGGGCCCACCCTAGGTAAGGGTCGTGTACTTACGGTTGAGAGTGCCCCGAAGAAGTCCGGCGAGGCTTGGAATGTCTATGTTTCCAGTGGGAATGTTCGTCCAAGTAGCAAGAAGGGCGGAGTACTTCGGTACAGCGAGACTCCCATGTACACGAAATCTGGGGATGAGATCACGCTTCAGCCGACCCTTCAACAGAAGCCCGTAGAGGTAACGAAACTGACCGTGATAAGCGCGCAGGAAGCTGACCGCATCCTTCAAGCGTCCGGTGACGAAGAGCACCTGAGTCGATTCGAGGAGGGTAAGCCTGCGGACCCGACCAAGAATATGGACCCTGAGGATGCGAAGGAGTGGAAGGCTCAGACCGAAGAACACAAGGACCAGTTCAAGTCGGCGGCGTCTAACGCCAAGGTCTCGACTTTCTTTCTCATCTTGTCTAGCTACCTGACGCAGCAGGACCAGAAGGATGCGAAGAGGGAGAGGAGCCCCAACATCTACAGGTTGGGGATCTTCCTCAAGGCGATGCAAGAGGCTGAGGACAAGCTGCGTAAGTACGCAGACCGGGATGACGATGAGGCCATGGAGGCCATGAAGGCGGTTCTGACCAAGGCTTTCAACCCCGGCTTCCCTCCGCTCAATAAGATCCTGAAGCAGATCAACGAGTGGCAGGCGAGCCAGAAGCTCCCCAAGCTGAACAAGATCTGATCTTCCGAATGTCTCAACCACTCGTCACAAGGCCACCTTATGGGGTGGTAGGAGAGGCCAAGCTTCCTGTCGGGGACCCCGGTGGGAAGGGCGTGTCTTTGGATCCAGAGATCCCTGGTACCTCCACGTTTGCGAAACCCTCTGGAGAGGGTCCCCGTGAGCAGGGTACTGACGATGAGTCGATATACAGGGTTGATGACGCAGACGACCTCTTGAAGGACCAGTCCAAGTCGGACCAGATCGACCATTCGAGGGGTGGACCAACCATGGTTCGACCTGGGCCGGATGAGACGAGCAAAACGAAGTACCCTTACCGAGACGGTATCCCAAACGCTCACAACGCTTCCCTCATATGGAGAGTGGCGCAGAGCTGGTTGGTAGAGGTTGGCCCTGAGGTAGAGGTCAATTTCAACCTGCCAGTGAAGGTGGCCAAGCGTATCGGGGAGATTGAGACCGGCCTCTCTGACAAGGTTACTGAGCGTTCCAATACGTGCTCCGTAGCTGTCAAGCGTGTGGATGTTGCGAACCTCCGCTGGCTCTTTTCTGTAGACTGTGGGAACGGGCCCAAGACGGTCAAGATGAAGGCTAGTCGTAAGGGCAGGGTCACCGACCTGTCTAAGATGGATGTCAAGTTCACTTGTTCGTGCCAGGCCTGGCGTTGGTTGGGTTCAGAGCACCACTCTAAGAGTGAGAAGTACCTAGATGGGAAACCACGGGGGACTGCGACAGTACCCGTGATCAAGGACCCTCTTGGTGTGAATCGCGTGTGCAAGCACGTTGCAGCAGTGTTCGGGACAGTCCGTACTTGGAAGGTCCCGCTAAAATGAGGAGGAGACATGCCAACCTATCAAGTTGAATGCCATGATTGTGGTCGTGTAGAAGACCGTCGTTTGACGTACTCGGAGTACGACCAAGTCAAGGCGGGGTCCAAGCCCATGAGCTGTGCTGGTTGTGGCA